CTTCCTGTAGATGATGGTACTCTTACTGGTGGAACAGATGATTATTCTGTAACTGCTGGTGAATTAAAAATAGGGTATGACCTTTTTGATGATACAGAAAACATCGATATAAATCTGGTTCTTGCTGGACCAAGTTCTGGTGTTGCAGATACAGAAGCTGGAATGGATACTCATGGAACAATGATCCTTGATCTTTGCGAATCTCGTAAGGATTGTGTAGGATTTATTTCCCCATATCGTGCCAGCTGTGTGAATGTGGCAAGTTCTATTACACAAACTGCAAATGTTGTTGATGGTTTCAATACAATACCATCATCTTCTTATATCGTATTTGATAGTGGTTACAAATATATGTACGACAAATACAATGACGTATATCGTTTTGTGCCATTGAATGGTGATATGGCAGGATTATGTGCCAATACAGATAAAGTTGCTGATCCTTGGTATTCTCCTGCTGGATTTAACCGAGGATATGTAAGAAGTGCAATTAAACTTGCTTATAATCCAAAGAATAGTGAGAGAGATCAACTTTATCGTGCAAGGATAAATCCTGTAGTTAATTTCCCTGGTCAAGGAGTTCTGCTCTTTGGGGATAAAACAGCACAAACTAAACCTAGTGCATTTGATCGAATTAACGTGCGTAGGTTATTCTTGGTTCTTGAGAAAGCAATTGCCATTGCTTCTAAATATCAACTCTTTGAATTCAACGATGAATTTACAAGAGCACAGTTTAGAAATATGGTAGAACCTTTCTTGAGGGATGTACAAGGAAGACGAGGCATCTTTGACTTTAAGGTAGTCTGTGATGCAACAAATAATACAGGTGAGGTTATTGACCGTAACGAGTTTATTGGAGATATTTACATCAAACCCGCTCGATCAATTAACTTTATTACCCTAAACTTCATTGCAACCAGAACTGGTGTTGCATTTAGTGAGGTAGGAGGTTAACCATGGCTAACATAGATGATTTCAAAGCAAATCTAATCGGTGGTGGTGCAAGGGCAAACCAATTTAGGGTTACTATAACACCTCCACCTGGCATTGCTATTGGTTTAGATGTTCGTAGAACATCTTTCCTAGTAAGGTCTTCTAATCTTCCAGCACAAACTTTAGGGGAAATTACTGTACCCTTTAGAGGAAGAAATATCTATATTGCTGGTGATCGTACATTTGATGATACTTGGACTACTACTTTCTTGAATGATACGGACTTTATGGTTCGTAACTCGATGGAAAGATGGTCTAATGGTATTAACGATCTTGCCGACAATACAGGTGTTGTTGCTCCTGCTGATTATCAAACAGATTTGACTGTAGAACAGTTGGATCGTGATGATACAGTTCTAAAAACTTATATTTTTAGAAGTGCATGGCCGACTACAATTGCCGCTGTTGAGTTATCTTCTGATACAGCAGATGCAATTGAGGAATTTGAAGTTACGTGGAGATACCAACACTTTGAAGCATCTGCTGTAAACTTCTAATTTTAATCTACTAAATAGTAGCAATTAGGAGACATCATGGCAGAACTTTTTGGGTTCCGTTTAGAACGAGTTAAGGATCAGGGGAGTGAACAGACGTTCACTTCCCCGACACCTGATGACGGCACATTAGATATTGCCGGCGGAGGTTTCTGGGGGCAAATCCTAGACACCGATGGTCGAGAACGGACTGATACAGATTTAATACGGAGATATCGTGATATCTCTCAACAAACAGAATGCGATTCTGCAATCGAAGATATTGTAAACGAAGGAATTGTTGCCAACGAAGCAGATGCACCAATTGCTATTGTATTAGATAGACTTCCCTACCCAGCAAAAATTAAAAGAAAAATAAGAACAGAATTTGATGAAATTCTAAGGTTGCTTAACTTTGAGCAAAAAGGACATGACATCTTTAGACGATGGTATGTTGATGGTCGAGTATTTTATCATAAAGTAATTGATACAAAAAATCCAAGAAAAGGTATTACTGAACTTAGATGGATTGATGCAGTTAAAATTAAGAAAGTACGTGAACTTCAAAAAGAAAAAGATCCAAAAACTGGTATAGACATGGTAAAGAAAATACAAGAGTATTTTCTTTATAATGAAAAGGGACTTGCAAATGCTGGCCTGTCTACTGGACCTCAACAGGGTATTAAGATAGCAGCTGATGCCATTACTTTTGTACCATCAGGTGTGATTGATGGTAATAATGGTCGTGTACTATCATATTTAAATAAGGCGATTAAACCTGTTAATCAATTACGAATGATTGAGGATGCATTGGTTATATATCGCATATCCAGAGCACCAGAACGTAGGATTTTCTACATTGATGTCGGTAATCTGCCTAAGATAAAGGCAGAACAATATCTCAAGGATGTTATGAACCGTTATCGTAACAAATTGGTATATGATGCTAATACAGGGGAAATAAGAGATGACCGAAATCATATGTCGATGCTTGAAGATTTTTGGTTGCCCCGAAGAGAAGGTGGAAGAGGAACAGAGATCACTACTCTCCCAGGAGGTGCTAATCTAGGTGAAATAGAAGATATAGTATATTTCCAAAGAAAATTGTATCGTTCTCTTAATGTGCCAATCTCTCGTTTAGAATCAGAAAGTGGATTTTCTTTAGGTAGAGCAACAGAAATTACCAGAGATGAACTTAAATTTACCAAGTTTGTACAACGTATTCGTAAGAAATTTGTTCCTTTATTCACTGATATTCTCAAAACACAATTGTTGTTAAAGGGTATAATTGCGTTAGATGATTGGCCTGAAATACAAGAACATATACAATATGATTTCTTACAGGATGGCCATTTCACTGAATTAAAAGAAGCAGAACTTCTTAGAGAACGTGTAGAAATGCTTGATACTATGCAATCATATATGGGTACATTCTTCAGTAAAGAATATGTCTGGAAGAAGGTATTGCGATTTAATGATGGTGAAGTAGAAGATATGCTCCAGCAAATGAAAAAAGAGCAGGACATGGATACAGATGAAGGTGGACAAGACATGGATGATTATAATGATGGTATCACTAGAATGCCTGTAGATTCGCAAGGAAATGAACAACCACCTCCAGAGGAACCAGAGGAGCCTCCAGAACCAGAGGAACCAGAACCAGATGATATAGAATCTGATAAGAGTTTTTTCGTTAAAAATGGATTGAAAAGGAAGAAAAAATGAGTAGAGAATTTGTAGATAAAGTTGAAAAAGAAAATAATGTAGAAGCAGGGGATGCTTTTAAAGCTGCCATGATTCAAAAAGTAGGAAGTTCTTTAGAAGATAAACGAACAGAAGTAGCAAAAACTTTTGTTCAGCAACGTAAGGAAATGGAAGAAACAGATGAGGAAGACGTTTGAAGGTGTTTATAATACAGTTATAGAAAAGGATGAGCATAAAAAATCTCAGCAGTACAAGAAATTGTCTCCTAAGATGAAGAATGCTGTTGATCAAATTTTCAAAAAAATGGATTCTAAACCCTCAGATTTCCTAAATAGTTTCGAGAAAACTATAGTAGAAGTATCAAAAAAATTCAAAGTTCCTGAAAAGAAACTAATGAATTACTTTGAAAAAGAGATGTTGTCGATTTAGGAGTAAATAATGGCAGTCGTATTACAAACATTAGTCGATAGTGACTTTGAACACGTAGTGAAACTTACTACATCTAGTACTAATAGCACCGCCTCTATTGTAGATGCATCTGGACTTGCTGGTGCTGCAACTGACCCAAGATTGTCATTAGTGGCAGCTAGGTGGTCTGTAGAGGCAACAACGGACATTATTTGGAATGCAACTTCAAATATTATCGCACTTTCCCTTAATGGTAATGGTGCATATGGAGGAAGTGACGGTATGCCTTCTATAGCAAATAATGGCGGGTCAGGTGTTGATGGAGATGTTCTTATAACAAACGGTGCATCTGATGGCTATGCAGTATTAAAGTTTAGAAAAGTTTCGGGTTATGATAATATAACGTAATGTATAATATGCATACACATAAAGAATTTGAAAAGGCAGTAATTCGTAGTCAACATACACAACGTAATTGGAATTTGAGTAAAAATATACCTAAAGACGATGTGAATGTGATGTTACATGCAGTTACAAACTGTCCTAGTAAACAGAATATTGCCTTTTATAAAGTGCATTTTATACAGGACCGTGATGTGATTGAAGAGATTCATGAGCAGACGGAGGGATTTAGTACTAAGAGGAAGAAAGGTGATCCTGTTGGGTTTGAAACGAATCCTCAAACACTGGCAAACCTCTTAGTATTATTTGAAAATTATGATTTCACTGAAGATTTGAGTGGTGATGTTCATCGAAATGCGGCGACATTATCATTTATTAAAACTGGTAAATGGGATGAGAAAAAATTAAAGGAGTTGGAGAGAGATAGACAGGTTGCAGTAGGAATTGCAGCTGGGTATTTAAATTTAACTGCCTCTTTAATGGGATATAGAACAGGATGTTGTCAGTGTTTTGATGCAAAAGCAATCAAAGAGATTGCAGATTTGAATGAAAAACCTCTTCTTTTGATGGGAATTGGATTTCCTCAGAAGGGTGTGGATCGTAAGAAACATCATATTAGGGATTTTGTATTCAACTCAAAGAAAA